AGGGTGAACGCAGTTTCCCGGGTGAGTCGACCTGGCGGATCTGGCGAACTAGCGTTTGAGCTGCAAAGCAGCACTGAACACCTACCAAGGAGAGTTGACAATGAGCTACCCGATTAAGCAGCACTTCAATGCCGGACACCGGCCGGTCGACTGCGACGAGCGATGCGGCGAAGAGAACGCCCGGAAGTGTCCGTGCTGCTTTGTCGGCGACGGCACGATGAAGACGTTCTCGTTTGAGTGGTACGAAGCTCACGCTCTCTTTCACATTGCGGCGTTTCCGGACGTCGACGACGTGACTCGGCACAATCTTTGGAAGCTCGCCGAGTACGCGTTCGTCGAGACGACAGAGCCGTGTGACAAGTGCGGCGGTCCCGCCGTGCGCTGCTTCGGTAACCGGAACTGCTCGACGATCACTTGCTCGGCTTGTCGTGACCGGATCGGAGTCTGCCCCGGTTGCGGCTTCGTGTTTCCGGTCGGCATGGCTCACAGTGGGTGCAGCAGCGTCGCCGCTTAGTCGAAACGCCGCACGATGCGGCGTCCGTGTCGGGTTGATCTCCGCACGCTGAAAGAGACAGATCACGAAACCGAGGGAGAAACACAATGACAACCGAAACGAAGCTGACGTACATCATCGAGGGAGCGAAAGCGCCGAAGCGTCGGCTCTCGGATCTCGCGTATGACGCGACTCGCGGCATCGGCGGCAAGACTCGACTGACGACGGCCGAGTTCCGCAAGCATCTCGCGAAGCTGAAGATCAATCCTGACGGCGAGTTCGATCTTGTGCTTGAGAACGGCAAGCACATCGTCGCGACGGCGAATCCGGATTCACTCGCTCGCACACCGACGACGGTGAAAGTCACGACACCGGCACGGAAGACTGCGACGGCCGACAAAGGCGCACCGACGTCGAAGCTCCGCACGATCGTCATTCGGTCGATCGAAGACGTGCTCTCGCCGACCGGTCAGTCGATCACCGTCGCGGAGATCGAAGCAATGCCGATCTCCGAGCGCACGACGGCAGCTCGCTTTGAGCGTGCCGCCGTCAAAGCGTTTGAGAAAGCCGAAGCGGAGAACCCGAGTCACACGGCACGTCCGAAGACGTCGGTGACCGATTGGTACGACGCGAAGGGCAAAGAGGCTGCAGTGACGTCGGCTCGTCACTCTCGCGCATTGAAGACGGAGAACGCGGCCGAGCCGAAGACGGCGAAGCCTCGTCAGCGTGCGAGCACGAAAGCGGCCGAGGGTAAGAAAGCCGGTACGACAATGGCGACCGCACCGTCAAAGTCGGCTCAGACGCCCCCGAAGCCGTCTGTAAGCGCCCCTCCGGCGAAGACGGGACGGAAGTCACGCAAAGCCGCTTGACGAGCTGAGAGCGCCGATCAGGGCTTCTCAGCGGCAACGCTGAGCGGCCCGAACCGGATCTACCGGCATAGGAACACCCACCAAGGAGCAACACAATGACAACCGAGACAGTGAAGAAAGCGGAGTGCGCGTGTCCGATCAGCGGCATTGACTTCGACGGCTCATGGGCCGAGTTCGGTCTGTGCGGCGCTCCGGCGACGCGGCTCGTCGAAGTGCGCTGGATCGACGGACCGAACGTCGAAGACTGCACGACCGAGAGCATCTTCGTCTGCGAAGAGCACGTCATCACGAACGACCAGCTGACCGAAGTGCTCTCGACGCAATTGCTCGGCAAGTGGCGCACGATGACGGTGAACGGCGGCTACGGCAATGAGTACACCGCTCTTGAAGTGCTCGACGCGATTCACGCCGCCGAAGCTGACGGTTACGAAGTGCTCGACGTCGTCGAAGACTTGCTTGTGATCGCCGGATGAGCGCGACCGACGACTTTGAAGCGACCGAAGAGGCGATCGACTGGCTCATGGCCGTTCGCAAGTACGGCCTAGAGCGGGCGAATGAGATGTTCCCCGAGAACGGAGACGATGACGATGACGAGTTTTGACTTCACTGTCACCGGCGTCGTGAATCACGCTCAAGACGAAGATCATGCGAGGGAGATCCTCTTCGCTCGCATCATGGCCGGCGCTCGGAGCTTCGACGCATCGAGCGTCGAGTTCAATACGCGGTCGATCGAGCTTGAAGAGATCGGCGGCGTCTGCATCCGGTGTCACGGCCGGATCTCACCGGCTCAGCGTGACGGCGTCGCCGGACCGTGCGAGCTTTGCGGTCAGGGGGTGCCGTCGTGAAGCTCTTTCAGCTCAGACGAGACGCTTACCGAGCTGCACGCGCTCTCGGTGACGCTCAGGCGGTCCGCAAAGGCCCCGCGGGTGTCGCAAAGCGCGTCGTGCGCCGCAAGGTGTACCGCAAGACGAACACGGCGACACGCCGGATCTTGAAGGGCTTCGGGTTATGAGCTTCTCGACCGACAGCGATAACGCGATGCTTCGACGGATTGTCGACGGCAGCGTCACTCACGAATACAGCTTTGAAGCGGCGCTCGATGCGGGCTATTCGCTTTACCGGGGCTTGACTCGGACGCTCGACGGCGATCCGCCGCGCATTCCGGAAGAGCTGTGGGTCGTCGGCGTTGTCTCGGTGCGTCAAGAGACCGAGAGCGGCTCGATCGAATGGCGGTGGGTCCGATGAAGTACAGCGACCTTCCGCCCGGCGTCAGCGCGAGCGATCCGCACATCGCCGGTTATCCGGAGACCGAAGAGCGTGTTTGGTGCCGTTTCTGCGGCTGCTTTCACGACGATCTCATCGTCGTGTGGGTCGAGCGGAACGACGGCGAGGCTGAGTGCCCGGTGACGGAGCAGACGATCGACTTCGCGCGGCCGGAGCCTGACCCCGACGTGCAGAACGAAGAGCGTCTCTTCCGAGATCTCGATCGCCGGTAATGAAGACGACTGATCGCCTACGCTGATAGGAGGCAGCGCGGGGGTGTCGAAGTCCCGGTCGGTTTCGACGCCCTCACGAAGTACCCCTAGCAGAAACCAACCAAAGGAGAAGACAAAGTGACAGCGATTGACAACACCGAGACCGAAGAGACGCCGGAAGTCGACACCGGCCCTGCTTACGTCTCCCGCGGCACATGCGAAGTTTGCAAGGCGGAAGATGAGCGGGTGAACATCTACAACTCCGAAGACGACGAGCTTCCGACGTTTACTTGCTGCGATGACTGCGAGTGGGTCTTGAAAGAGTGGGCACATCAGTCTAAGCAGCTTGAAGCTGAAGCGGCGCGCAAAGCTCGGTGGCTCGCCGACGCACGCGCTCTACTCGACTTCGTCGAAGAACGCGACCTCGTTCCGCAGGATTACAACTTTCTGTCGATCGACTTGTGGGTCGGCGATAAAGAGCTGCCCGCCAAGATTCGTCAGCTCGGCACTGCCGAGAAGTTCGCGAACGAATACTCGATCGGTGCGAAGCGGTTATTCGGCCGACACCGGTACGTCGTGCAAGTCGGCCGATCCGCTGTCTGCGAGAAAGTGAAGACCGGCGAGACGAAGACCGAGACGAAGACGATGGAGCCGTCGCAGACGCCGCCGGACGGCGCTCGCAATGTCCGCAGCGTCACGACGACGACGGTCGTCTACGAGATCGACGAGCCGATCGAAGAATGGGTATGCCCGCCGAGTTTGCTTGCTCCGGCCGATGACGTCAGCGACATTGAAGAGATGATCGCCGCTGACGAAGCAAACGAGCGCCAGTTGATCTGCGACGAGCACCCGGCGGCGCAGCTCGACGACGACGAGCACCCGTTCTGATGTCGACGTGCTGCTACTACAGCGACACGTTCACAAGCGACGCGCGGTGGGGACTTCTCGTCCTCGCCGCCGTCGTGTTTCTGCTGCTGATCGTGCTCTTCACACGCGCCGTCTATCTCGATCGAGTGCGGCCGGGGTGGCGCAGAGCGCCGAAGCCGATCAAGCGCTTTCGCGGCAAGACGTGGTCATGACCTACTGGCCCGAAATAGACCTGCTGAACTCGGTTTACCCACCTACACCCAATCAAGGAGAGATCATGGACACCGAAACACCAATCGCACTTCAGACGCTCGACGGCCGGACATTGCACGGCAGCGTTCGCCGGAATGGACAGGTCGTGCTCCGGCTCGATCAGAACCCGCCCGACTCGACCGTCACTCCGGACGACGAAGACGTCAATCCGGAGCGCGACATCGTGTGGCGGTCGGTCGACCTTCTGCGGAACGCCGTGCGCGACAAGATCATCGAGCTGCAGAACTCGGAAGAGTGGTGCGGGCCGGGCACTGACGAAGCGCTCGTCGAGCTAGGGATGCCGCGAATCGGTCGTGAAGATGAGTCGGTTCGTGTGTTCATCGATCTCGTTCACGCCGTCGTGCGACGTCGGCAAGCAGCGGGCTTTCCGTGCCGTCAGATCTTCATCGCTCTCACCGAGCTGGGCATCCCGATCACGCAAGAGTCGACCGTGCCGCAGCCGGACCCGCGGCGCTCCGTTGTCACAGTCGCCGACGAAGAGGCGGTCGAGCAGCGAGACGCGAACTCCGGCGAGACCGGCGGCGCTCGGAACTTCGGCGGGATCGGTGTTCAGCTAACGGCCGGATTGACTATCGCCGAAGCGATCAGTCGGCTTCAGCTCTTGCCGCCGGACTCTCCGCTGACGTCGGATCTTGTAGTGCGGGCGACGCCGGTCTCCGCTGCGAACGGCGCGTTCTTCGGCTATCTGCCACAGGATCTTCAAGCAACCCGGCAAGCGACCCCCCGCTAGAGCCGCTCAGAGCCGTTCGGACCGTCTGTCGTGCGTATTCGTGCGCCGGAGACGGTTCGGCGGCTCTCACGGCCGTCTAGCGGCCTCTCAGACGAAAGGAATCAGATGTCAAGCCCTACCGAAGACGCCGCATTACTCGCTCGGGAGTTCTGCCGACAGTTTGCAACCGGAACCGTCACTCAGATCGACCACCGAGACAAGCTGCTCGTCGACCCCGCCACGATGACGAGCTGGTTCGCAACGGCGATCGAGTACGGCCGGAAATCTGCCGGCCAGGATGAAGTGCGAGCATCAGTCAAAGTCAAGCCCACCCTCGGTCTCTGCGAGTACGAGATGCCCTCGCACAAACAAGGTCCGAACTGCCGCAACTGGCGACCGTTAGGCTCGGCCGATGTTTGAACACGACGAGACGCCGGTCGAAGCGGCGATCGAGATGCAGCCGCACGAACGAGAGCAGTTCGTCGGCATGATGCGTTTCATGGGCTGCACTTGCGAGCCGGTACCGTTCCGACACGCTCACACGCCGCCGTTCGGAGCGTGCATTCACCACGAAGATCGCTGTCAGCTCCGGCGCATCGCCGCTAGGCGGTGGAACTGATGCGAGCGCTTTCCGACATCTACATCGGGTCCGGCGTCTCGCGGACGACCGGTAAAGCGTTCTGCCACATCACGGCGAGCGAGCACGACGGCGACGCTGACTCAGAGCTGCATGGACAGCTCACACCGGCCGAAGTGCGGTCGCTGGCTTCGGACTGGATGCTCGCGGCCGCAGCGGCCGAATACGACGCTCTCGTCGTCGGTCTACTGATCGAAGAGGTCGGCATCTCCCGCGAAGCCGCTCTCAGCTTTCTCTTCAAGCTGCGAGAGCGACGAGCGGCGATCGAGGCGTCTGAGTCGTCGAGCGAGGTCGAGTGATGGGAAAGAGCGTCGATCAAGACTTCGGAAGTCTGCGCGGCGAGCTGCGGAAGCTCCGCACCGAGAATCGAGAGATGAGAGTGCGACTTCGATGCTGCGAAGCAGCCGCGCTGCTCGCTGATCCGATCCAGACGCAAAAGGCGCTGCGCGCCGCCGTCTATCGTCCGGTGCCGGTCACCAGTGAGCCGGAGCTGTCAGCATCAGAGCGGGGTCGCCTCGGCGGCTTGAAGCGTGCCGAGCGCACGTCTCCGGCCGACCGCTCTGCCGATGCGAGCGCTGCCGCTCGGGCACTGTGGAACTCGACGCCATGAAAGCACCCCTCGATGCCTAGCAAGGGCAATCCGGTGCTCTCAGTCCGACTCACGCCGGATCTGCGCGCCGGTCTCGATCAGCTCGCCGAGAAGTCGAATATGAACCCGGCGAACTTCGTCCGATCGCTCGTCGAGCTTGCCGTCGAGACGGCCGCAGAGCCTCCGGACACGCCTGAACCGTCCGGCCCGATCACCGTCGCTCGATCGGCACACAAAGCCCCACCTAGATCGATCACCGAAGCACGCTCTCGGCTCATCGCCCCGAGACGGCATCACCCGAGTTGTACCTGCGGCGTCTGCCGCCCAACCAAGGAGAAGTAACCAGATGACACAACCCGAACCAACCGGAACGACCCCCCCGGCGAGAATGAGCTTCAGCATTCCGCCGCTGGTCAAGCTGCCGAGACGGAACCCGAGACGCATGAAGAAGGTGAATACACCCGAGTCGCTTCAGAGCGGATCTGCGGGCGAACCGGCGAAAGTGAATACACCCGGCCCGCCTCCGAGCTGCTGTCTCACCGACTGCACGGAACCGGCAACCGGCACGGTTCGCATCGACGTCGGCGCGTACATGAACGAAGCCGGTGCCGAAGCGAGTCTCATCGTCTGCGCCGGGCATCTCCGCATGTGTCAATCCGGCGAGATCATCGCTTTCGACTGGACGCCGCGCTATGCCGAGACCGAAGCTCAGACGCAAGCGGCGTTCGATCGACTCTCGACCGCTCTCGCACGGAAAGGGGCGAAGTGATGCCGAGCAGCGATCACGTCCCACGTCTGTCCGATCGCCGTCACGCTGAGCCGTACGTGCCGGAGCGATCATTCTTCGATCGGCTCTATGACCGCTTTCAGAGCTGGCTTGCAAAGGGCCGGCGATGACCGACATCTCACCAGAAGCAATCGAGGCCGCAGCACGGGCGATCTGCCGGATTCGTTCCGACAACTGGGCCGACCTTGACGATCGAGAAAACTGCTTAGACGACGCCCGCGCCGCTCTCCTTGCGGCTGCGGAAGTGGAGGAGGGCGACGGATGGAACATGCGGCAAGCCGGTCACGTCGTCACTCGGCCGATAGCCTGCACGGCGCAAGAGCGCGTCGACACTCGGCATCGGATCGAGCGAGTCATCGACCGCTTCACGGCCGATCGCGTCGAATGGTCGCCGCACAATCCGGATGACGTCAAAGACCTCGCTCGATTGATCCGTAACGACGTCTTTGGCATCATGCCGTAATGCCTGCGCCGCGCAAGACCCGCTCGACGAAAGCGATCGCTACTGCTGACGAGATCGCCGATCGCCGAGCGCGCGTGATCGAGATGCACTATCGCGGCGGCACGATCCGGCAGATCGGCGAAGCGCTCGGTATTCCGAAGTCGACCGTCTCAGACGACATCGCAGCCGTCATTCGGTCTCGGACATGGGAAGAGACGAAGTACCTGCAGCGAGCCGCTCAAGGTCGCTATGAGCATGAGTACAGCGAGACGATGCGGCTCTTCAATATCGCCGCGTACGGAGTGACCGAGAACGGCAAGCAGACGATCGCTCCGAACCACGATCGAGCGAACCGGCTCATGCAGACGATCTTGCAGATCGAAGAGCGCCGCGCCCGGCTTGAAGGCACTGACGCACCGACACTCTCTCGGGTTACGATGATCACCGATGAAGACCTTGCCGCCGCAGTCGAAGAGCGACGACGACAGCTTCGACTCGTCAACCCTGAGCACCCCTTACTACACCGACCGACGCCAGCTTTGGGCACCGGATCGCAGTCATGACGAGCTGCTCGGCGAACTCGACGAGCTGATCGAAGCACTCGCATACGTCGACGCCGGAGTCGAGCCGATCGACTGGCAGCCGCAAGCGCATCAGATACCGCCGGTCGGTGACGACTGGTGGGGCTGGCTCTTGATCGGAGGTCGCAACGCCGGTAAGTCGGCGGCGATCTGCGCTGAGATGAATAAACACGCCGAGAGCGATGCGTGCTTCGGCGGAAAGATGCCGCACCGAATGGGCATCATCGCACCGACGCTCGGCGACGCAATGGAGTCGGTTGTCTACGGCGACGCCGGATTGCTCGCTCATAATCCGCGCATCACGACGAAGTCACAAACCGGAGGCACGTTCGTCTTCTGGCCGAACGGCAGTCGAGCAAAGCTCTTCGGCACAAACACGATGGAAGCCGTCGACCGCTTGAGATCCGGCGGTAACCGGTGCTTCGACGCATGTGAAGAGATCGCCGCATGGCGCTATCTCAAAGCCGCAATGGAGCACATGGAACTCGGCTTGCGGAAAGGCACATCGCATTGGGTCGGTGCGACGACGCCGAAAGCTCGACCGACGATCCGCAAGCTCGACGCCGATCCGAAAGTCGTGAAGAGCCGAGCGACGTCGGACGACAACAAGTTCGCCGATCCGGACTGGCTCGCACGCATTCACGACCGCTTCGACAATACGAGGCAAGGTCTGCAAGAGGTGAAAGGTCTGATTCTCGACGACGTCGAAGGCGCTCTCTGGACAATGGAGCAAGTTGCCGTCTCACGGACGCACGATCTGCCGCGCATCATCAGAGTCGTCGTGTGCGTCGACCCGAGCTGGGGCACTCAGAACGACGAATGCGGCATCATCATCGTCGGTCTCGGATCGAACCGGAAGTGCTACGTGCTCGGAGATCTGTCGTGTCGCAATGTCCCGGCGGAATGGGGTCTCGTCGCCGGGCGTGCGTACTTACGAGAGTGGCACGGCGTCATGCCGGACCGGATACTCGCCGAGCGCAACTTTCAAGGTGAGCAAGTCAAGCTCGTAATGACGACGGTCGAAGAGAAGCTCAAAGAGCACATCATCTTCGATCTCGTCAATGCGTCTCAAGGGAAGCGTCTGAGAGCCGAACCGGTGCAAGGTCTCTACGCGCAAGGCCGCGTGCTGCACTACGCACCGGCGCAGCTCGACGCGCTCGAGTTTCAGATGACGAACTGGGTGCCGCCGCAGCTCGACGGAGCGACCGCCGACAAAGGTGATCCGCCGGAACCGATCGTCGATGACGACGGCATGCAGTCTTCGACGTTCTCACCGGACCGGCTCGACGCAATGGTCTACGGCGTGACGCACTTGCTGCTCGACGGCAGTACCGGTCAAGCGAAGCTCTCGATCGCACAAGGTCGAATCTCACGCGGCGTCGAGAAGACCGGCGCTGCAGCTTTGCCACCCGGCTTGCGGAGGGTCGTGCAAAAACAGCTTCGTCACGGCTAACATCGTGATTGCGTTTCTCCCTGGGAGCGCACACTGAGCAAGCCCTACCGAGGACGTCGAGACTGCCTAACGACTCGACACCGTGAAAGTGCCTCGCCGCCCGGTAGGGATGCTCAGCGATCAAAGGAGAGCAATGCACGAAGACTCAAGACGCCGGGACTGGCCCGGCGACCCTGACCAATGGAGGCAATTCGTAATGGCATCTATCGACGATCTGAACGCTGCGGTCGCTGCACTGCAGTCCGAAGCATCGGCGCTCACTGAAGCGCAGACGGCGACGCTGACGGCGCTCACCGATCTGCTTGCCGAAGTGCAGAGCTTGCAAGCGGCCGTCGCCGCCGGTGACAGTGCCGCAGTCGAGACGGCGGCGCAGAACATCACTGCCGTCACGTCGACGCTGCAAGGCATCGCTTCGTCGCTGTCGAGCGCGGCTGCGGCCGACGACCCCGGCGCACCGCCTGCTCCGGCACCCGATCCGGCGCCTGCACAGACGGCGACGCAAGCATTCGATCCGGCGACGAGCTTGCCGCTGTATCAGTTCACCGGCGGCAGCGACTCGATCGACACGACCGAGTGGACCGAAGTCACCGACGTCACCGGTCCGAACTCGACGCCGCTCTACACGTTCAGCGGCGACACGGCGAACGGCACACCGACCGGCACATCGGCCGACTGGACTCCGTTCACCGGCACACCGACGCCGGTCGGGTAGCGTCAGCGGGGCAAGTCCCCGCACATGAGTCCCACGGATTGACGAGAGCGCACTTCGGAAACGGGGTGCGCTCTTGTCGCGTCTGCAGCAGGTAGCCTCGCTGGTGCTTCACCGCCGAGCTACTCCCTGCACCCTCTCGATCCCGAAGATCTCCCCGGGAAGCAAGGGGCAGCCTCGGAAATCGGGATACGGCGTCGGGTTTGCGTCGGCACATGCCGGAAAGGTTGCCCGTGCTCGGCGGCGTCCGTGCTCGGGTGTATTCACCGAATACCGCCACGACGGCGCAGCGGCAGGTACTATTCCGCAGCAACACCGTTCGATCGAGAGGATCAGCACATGCCGGGACCGGGTTCTTCAGGTGATCTCAGTGACGTCGACGTAGCGGAATGGGCGGAGTACGGCGGCGGGAACGTGCTCGTCAACACGGCTCTCGGTGCGACGGCTACCGTGCCGACCGCAGAGACCGACTCCGTGCTGTGGGGCACGCTGACCGCCGCTTGTGCGATGACGGTGCCTGCACCGGTCGTCGTCGGTGAGAAGCGGCGCTTGTATCTCACGCAAGACGCAACCGGATCTCGCGTCGTGACGTGGACGTTCACCGGCGGCGTCTGTCACTGGGCCGGCGCAGCCGCACCGACGCTCACGACGACGGCCGGTCACACGGATTACATCGAGCTTGAATCGCTCGACGGCGTGAACTGGTTCGGCAAGTACACGCTGAACTTGAACTAAGTGAGTGACGGCGCTGAGCGCCTCTGTCGTGACTTGCATCCGGTAGAGGTCTCGATCGGAGCGAAGATCGTCAAAGGCGCTCGCGTCTTCATCACGACTGATCGTGTGATCGTGTACCGCGAAGTCGGTGAGCACACCGGACTGAAGCGGCCGTCGATCGCATTCTCAGCGGAAGTCACCGGCGAATCGCCGCAGCCGAGCCGAAGCGGTCTCACCGGTCCGATGTCGATCGACACAAGCGAGGGAACGGTGCTACTCAATCGAGCTGCAGGATGCGGCTGTAACTCGATCCTCAAGACGCTCTCGTCGCCGGTGACGTGGTAGATGCCGCACTCGATCTTCTGGCTCGTCGCCGACGCTCTCGCCGTCGCACGGCTCGCACGGCTCGTCACTTCCGACGCAATCTTCGACCGGCCGCGCGAGTACATAAAGCGGCGTGGCACAAAAGCGGCCCTGTTTATTACGTGCCCTTGGTGTGTCTCTGTTTGGCTTGCCGCGTGCGCCGTCGCTGCGACGCACTTCATTCCGAGCGTCTGGATCTATGCGTGTCTCGGCTTGTCGTTCTCCGAGATCGCCGGTCTGCTCGCCGGGCATGAGGCGAGCTAATGGCGGCAGCCGGTGAAGTAAAAGTCAGCTCATCGAGAGGCTTTCTCCGTCGACGTCAGCAAGCGAGAGCTGACGGCGTGAAGCCGGTGCGTGCGCTGACCGCTTCCGGAGCGCTGCTCGACATCACCGACAAGAGCGAGATCCGCCGAGTGCGGCATATGCGGCAGAGCTGGCAGTCTCAGTCATGGGGCTACTTCGACGAGATCGGTGAAGTCAGCTACGCGCACCAATACTTCGCGAACGCCGCTTCTCGTATGCGGATCTTTCCGGCGGCATATGCAACCGGCAACTTCGACGAAGACCCGCTACCGCTGAGCGACATTCCGGATATACCGGCCGAAGTCGTCGCGGCGGCGAACGATGCGATGAACGATCTCGGAAGCGGCCGACTCGCAATGTCGACGCTGATGTCGTCGCTGTCGTTCAATCTCTCGATTGCCGGTGAAGGCTTCGTGCTCGGCATCACCGATCCGCAGACGACCGAGTCGACGTTCAGCATCCGGTCTATCGATGAAATCACGATCACCGAAGACAAGTACAAGCTCCGAGAGCTGCCGAGCGACTCGACCGGCTCGACGCAAGGCATCGAGCTAAACCCTGATCAGACGTATCTCGCTCGGATCTGGACGCCGCACCCGCGGTATCGGCTCTTCGCTCGATCGTCGATGCGCTCGGTTCTCGACGTCTGCGAAGAGATGCAGATCTTGAACCGAGTCATTCGCTCGACAGCACGCGCTCGCGCCGCGCAGAACGGTCTCTTGCTCGTTCCGGACACGATCTCGGCGGAAGGTCAAGTCGAAGACAATGAAGATCCGGAATCCGACCCGTTCATGGCGAAGCTCGTCGAAGCGTTTAACACCGGCATCGGCGATGAAGGTGTCGCATCGGCAACCGTGCCGCTGATCTTGCGCGGCCCGGCGACGGCGCTGGGAGAGATCCGGCACTTGACGCTCGACCGGCCGCTCGATCCGGTGATGACGGCGCAGCGCAAAGAGCTTCTCGGTCGGTTCGCAAACGGGATCGACTTGCCGAAAGAACTCTTCGATATGGCGGATCTGAACCACTGGACCGCATGGGCCGTCTCAGCCGACACGTTCAGCGATCACGTCGAGCCGCACATCGTCAATTGCGTCGACGCACTGACGATCGGCTACTTCAGAGCTGCGCTGATGATCGACTCGCGCTGTCAAGGTCCGAATGCGGTATGGATCTCTCGCTTGTGCGTGTGGTACGACCCGACCGAGCTGCTCAGCGATCCGAACGAAGTGCCGAACGCGACGGCGGCGCACGCGGCGATTGCGATCTCGGACGCCGCATACCGCAAGCGTCTCGGTTTCAGCGAAGCCGATGCACCGAGCGCACAAGAGATCGAGCTTCGGATGGTTCGTACCGTCCGTTCGTACCCGCCGAACACATTGGAAGCTCTGCTTCACATGCTCGACCCGAATCTCGTCATTCCGCCGATCGGTCAATCCGGCACGATTCCGGGCATGGGTCCGAAAGGCGCTGTACCGGTTCCGCCTGCAGTCGGGCCGGGTGGAGCTCCGACGCCCGCCGGCCCTTCCGCGACGCCGCCGTCACCGGCACCGCCTGCCGTGCAAGGCCCGCCGGTCGGCACCGGTCCGTCAGCGCAGCCGGACAGTAACCCCGGCGGCGGCGCACCGGTCAATGCGTCGGCTGCACCGAAGCCGACAGCGGATCAAGCTCGTCTGTCTCGCAAGCTCGTCGACATCGATCGAGACGTTCGACGTTCGCTGCAGATCGCCGCTTCGGCATCGATCCGCCGCAGCCTTGAGAAAGCCGGTGCGAAGCTCCGGACGAACGCGCACAATGCGAAAGACCGAGAGACGATGTCGGCGCTGACCGGCGTTCCGGCCGAGCAAGTCGCATACGTGATGGGTGCCGAGAAAGTCGCTCGCTTCGGCGGCACGGCGACAGTCTCAAGCGACTGGTCCGACGTGAAGCAAGCGTACGAGTCATGGGTGACCGCCGCGCAAGAGCAAGCGATCGCCGTCGCTCAGCAGCTCGGCGGAAGCGCCGTCTCACCGACGTCTGTCGCCGCCTTGCGGTCAAAGCTCACGGAACACCGTCAGCTCGGTTGGGAAGCGCTCAGCAAAGCCCTAGACGTGTTAGCGGTCAAAGCGTTGCAAGCGCCGCCGGGCATTACTGCCGCACTCGTACCGCCGGTGCCGCCGGTCGGGTCGAAGCTCGTCATTCCGCCGGAGCTTGTGTCGGCACCGTCTGACGCCGCTGACACCGACACGGCGATCTATGTGACGATCGATCCGAGCACGCTTGCGCCGACGTCGACGATCCGAGCCGTGCTTGCGATCGCCGGAGGCATGGCAGCCGCCGATTCGCCGATCAATCCGGATACCGGCACTGTCGACGCACTGTCGGCCGAGAGCGTGCTTCCGCAGATCGGCACCGGCGTCGGCATCTCGGATCTCTTGCAAGAGGCGAATATGTCGACGCCCGGCTATCAGTGGATTCACGGCACCGCGGCGCACGACTTCGATCCGCACGTCGAGCTTGACGGCGTCGAGTTCAGCTCGTTCGACGATCCGGTGCTTGCGACTGACGGCAGCGGCACGGCAGATCCGTCCGACTGGCTCGGCGACTTCTACTGCCCCGGCGATCACGACGGCTGCACATGCGACTTCATGCCGCTATGGGCGGCTTCCGACGTCGGCGACCGGCCGATCGATCAAGTCGACACCGGAGACAGTGACGAAGACGATGCAGCGGTCGCCGCATCAGCCGTGGAACAATGACCCGCAACGGAGGCAGACAATGAAGACCCGAGCGCAGCTCGTCGAAGAATGGTTCGCAACTCGCGGCACGATCGTCGCTGCCGGATCTCAGCCGCCCGGCGGCACTCCGGTCGGCGCGGCACCGGCGAAGCCGACACCGAGCGCGACGCCTCCGGCACCGAGCGCACCGAACGGACCGGCGACTCCGGCCGTCGATCCGGACAGCGGCGACGTCGATCCGACCGTCGTGTGTCAGAACCACAATCCTGAGTGCGGGCATCTCGCTTCCGCGCACGCCGACGATCCGGAGAACGGTGCGAACACCGGGGCGTGCTCAATGGCGAACTGCGGCTGTCAAGCGATGGTGCCGCCGGAAGAGCCTGACGCAACCGACATCGATCCGGAAGAGAAGCCGGAAGCCGCAGCGAGCGCGCAGAGTGAGCAGCTCGCCGACGCTGCGCTCTCGCCGTTCATCGGTGACACGCCCGGCACGGACGTCGTACCGGGCGAAGGCGTCGTCATGCCGTCAGCCGACGACGTCGAGCAAGAGACCGGCGCAGCTTCCGGCACCGGCGGGCCGGGCGCGGGCGGCGATCTGTCCGACGCCGTGATGGGTCCGGCGTTCACGATTCCGGTGCTCGTACTTGAAGGCACGCCGACTTCAGACGGCCGAGAGATCGCACCGAACGCTCTGACGTGGCGTGATCCGCCGCTGCCGCTGATGGGTCTCGACGAGACGTCACCGTTCGGTCACGACGGCGCTGTCGTCTGCGGTCGGATCGACTCGATCACGCGGAACGGCTCGACGCTGAGCGCAGCCGGTTTCTTCACGCCGGACGACAACGGCACTCGCTTCGCCGGTCTCGTCGAGCAGCAAGCCGTCAAAGGCATCTCCGTCGACATCTCAGACGTCGACACGGCGATCACGGTCAGCGGTCTCGACGACATCGGCATGCCGACCGACACGATGGAGATCCTCGTCTCCGGCGAGATCATGGGCGCGACGCTCTGCCCGTTCCCGGCGCTGAAAGATGCGTACATCGTGCTCGGCGACGGCACCGATCCGAATGCGCCGCAGAGCATTCCGGTCTCGCAGCCGAACGCCGAAGCCGCAGCGGCCGGTATCCACGTTCTGAACGTGCGCGAGTGCGTGCCGTGCAGCTCCGGTGCCGTGACTGCTTCGGCTGCCGGCCCGCTTGCGCCGCCGGTCGAGTGGTTCTTTCCGGTCGACAGCAACGGCGATGCAGGCTTTGACGAGCTGACGCCGCTGACGGTGACCGAAGACGGTCAGATCTTCGGGCACATCGCACCGTTCGGCGTGTGTCACATCGGCATTCAAGGCGAGTGCGTCATGGCTCCGAAGTCAGCGAGCGGCTATGCGCTCTTTCATCAAGGAGGGGTGTTCTGCGCCGATGGGACATTCGTACCGACCGGACCGATCACGTTCGACGGCGAGCACGCAAGTCAGAGCGGTCGTCTCACTGCCGCTCAAGCTCGCGCTCACTACGACAACACTTGCTCACGATTCGCTGACGTACATGCTGGCGAAGATCGCTGGGGCGTCTACGTCGCCGGATCGGTCGACCCGGCGGTCACTGACGAGAACGTGCGCCGGTTCCGCGCTTCAGCGGTCTCCGGTGACTGGCGCTGGGCCGGAGGCGGTCACGAACTGGTGGCCGCGCTCGCCGTCAACACGCCGGGCTTCCCGGTAGTCACGGCGTCGATGTATAACGGGCAAGTCACGGCGATCGTCGCCGCCGGTGCTCCGCAGATGGTCGCTCTGAAGCGTGCGTCGGCAATCGATCCGATCGACGCTCGACTCTCGAGGATCGAGCGTCAGCAGCAGATCATGGCGCCGCTCGCAAAAGACGCTTTGCGCTCTCGCTTCGATCGGCTTCGCAACCGGTGATCTACTGGATCGTTCTCGGCATCTTCATCGGTGCAGCGATCGTGCTCGGTGCGCTCGGCTACGTCGCGT